ACAGGAGGCACGATGTCTTTCCCTGGTAGATTATATGACTCATATTGGACTCCACTTTACGCTCAGTACTGGACAAACTTAGATACAACAATTCTTACGTTATCGAATAGATCAATGCCTAGCACTAGCTCTGATGTTTACCATGTACTCATAATGCACTTGGCTAATGCAGGAAATAATGGTGGAGCAGTTAAGATTATGTATTCAAATAATAATGGATCAAGTTACGCTAATTTTTCTACTGCTGACATGAAGACAGTAGACTCTAGAACTGGTGGTACTACTGAATCTAACTTTGATAGTGTATCTATGGTTGGATCTCATAGAAACTTTGATGCTCAAGCACATCAGATTGAAAGTCAAAGTTGTGTTTGGTATTACGCACCACAGTCATCTCAAAGTAGATTCAGAATAAGAATAGGTGCTGACACAGGAAGTGGAGGTTCACCAGCTATATCTATTAACAGGAGAAGTGTAGATAATAACTACAGATCAATTAGTTGGTTTGAAGAAAAAATCTATCACGGAGTAAACTAATGGCTGAATGGTACGAAGATTGCGATACTCTCAGAGATTCTATTCCAGTAAATGTAGCAATTCTCTCTTTAGATCCTGATGCAAAATTTACTACATTTGATGAGTTTGACGGAAAGGGAGAGCAAATAATTTGGGATGAAACTAATTCAAACAGTTGTCCAACAGATGAAGCTATAGCTGCGGAACAGGCAAGACTATTAGCATTAGAACCAATTAGAATGTTAAGAAGAAATCGTAACGCACTTTTAGCCGAAACAGATTGGATGGCTAATAGTGATGTAGAAATGTCTGATGCTTGGAAAACCTACAGGCAAGCTTTAAGAGATATGCCAGCTACAGAATCAGATCCTTCAAATCCCACTTGGCCGACAAAACCTAGCTAATTATGGCAATTATTCCAGGGAAAAAGAATTTTACTGTTGATAGAAGAGCAGACTTTCCTATAAGACTAACCTTTAAAGATTCCACTGGATCGGCTATAGATTTAACTGGTTACACCGTGGCTGCTCAAGTTTATGATGAGTCACGATCCACAAAATATGCTGATTGGTCAGTTGCCTACACTAATAGATCAGGAGGCACTGTTGATATTTCTCTTACAGATACGCAAACAGCAACTTTCACTCCAAGTATTTTATTTTATGACGTATTGTTAACAGAACCAGGGGGTAACAAAAACTATTATTTAGAGGGTAAACTATTTATAAGTGAGGGATACACAGCATGAGCAGTCCTAATTCTGTAACTGTTAGTCAGATTTCTGATGTAACTACAGTTGAAGTAACAACGCAAGGTCCACAAGGTCCAGCCTTTGCTGCAACTGGAACTACTTTGGATGACTCCAATAAAGTAGATGGCTCAGTAGTGTTTTTCGACTCATCTAGTGGTACATTTAAAGCAGATTCAACTACTACCAAACTTACACTCGTTGATGGAGGGAATTTCTGATGGCTAATACAATTAGGATTAAAAGATCTACTGGATCGTCTAACCCAACTTCTCTTGAAAATGCTGAAATAGCTTTTAGAGAAGGTGATGAAGTATTAGTTATTGGTAAAGGAACTGGAGGAGCAGGAGGATCTGCTACATCTATTGAGTCCATTGGTGGTAAGGGAGCGTTTTTTGATAAAGCAACACTTAGGGCTGCAAACACTGTATTAGCAGGCGGTGAAGCGACTTCTGCTGCCCCTACATTTAGAGCATTAGTAAGTAATGATATTCCTTCGTTAGCTCATACTAAAATTAGTGATTTTGATGCTGGAGTACGCACCAATACACTTGCAGAAATGGCTGCTCCTGCTGGTGCTGTATCTTTAAATTCACAGAAAATAACAAACTTAGCAGACCCTACTGCTGATGCTGATGCTGCAAATAAAGGTTATGTAGATGGAGTCGCTCAAGGTTTAGATGTAAAAGATTCTGTGGTCGCCACAACTACTGCTAATGGTACGTTAGCTTCTGCTTTTGCTAATGGTCAGACTATTGATGGTGTTTCTCTATCAACCAATGACAGAATACTTATTAAAGACCAAAGCACTCAAACAGAAAATGGTATTTACACAGTCAATGCTTCTGGTGCTCCAACTAGGGCAGATGATTTAGCCACTGGTGCTGATGCTGCTGGTGCGTTTGTTTTTGTAGAACAGGGAACAGTAAATGCTGAAAATGGCTTTGTTTGTACGAGTAATAAGGGCAGTGCCGTTGTAGGGACGAATAATTTGGTTTTCTCGCAGTTTTCTGGTGCTGGTCAAATTACTACAGCAGATGGTCTACAAAAAACAGGCAATACAATATCAGTTGACTTAAAAGCAAATGGTGGACTTGTTATTGAATCTTCTGAAATTGCTGTTGATCTTGCTGCTAGTTCTATAACAGGAACACTTGCTATTGGCGATGGTGGAACGGGTGCTACAACTGCAAGTGCAGCTAGAACAGCTTTAGGATTAGCTATTGGAACGAATGTTCAAGCTTTTGACGCACAACTAACCGATATAGCTGGTTTAACTCCAACAGATAGTAACTTTATCGTTGGTAACGGATCTAATTTTATTTTAGAATCTGGAGCTACTGCTAGAGCAAGTCTTGGAGTAGCGATTGGAAGCCAAGTACAAGCTTATGATGCTGACTTAGATAACTTATCTGGTTGTCAATCAGGTGGATCTGCTGCGTTAGCTGCATTAACTGAAGCTGAAATACAAATTCTTGATGGGGCTACTGTTACAACTGCTGAATTGAACATTCTTGACGGTGTAACTTCAACCGCAGCAGAATTAAATGTTCTAGATGGCATTACTTCAACCACCGCAGAATTAAATTTAATGGATGGGGGAACTTCAGCTACATCAACGACTTTAGCAGCAGCAGACAGATTTGTTTGCAATGATAATGGAACTATGAAACAGGTTGCATTATCTGACCTGGTTACGTTTTTAGAAGACGAAAGTGCCTCTAGCTTTAACATAGATGGCGGTTCATACTAAATCTAGGAGGTGATAGCCAATGGCTAACGAAATCAAGTTAAAAAGAGGTTCTGGTAGCGATCCAAGTGCAAGTGATTTAGTTGTAGGCGAACCAGCCGTTAGAACCGATACGGGTGAATTATTCCTCAAAAAAGATGATAATTCAGTAGCAAAAATATCAGGTGGTGGTATCACTGACGGGGATAAAGGAGATATTACTGTTAGTAATTCTGGTGCAACTTTCACTATTGATAGTGGTGTAATAGATAATGACAATATTGCTTCAAATGCAGCTATAAGTGCAAGCAAAATATCAGGAGTAATGCCGACTTCTGGTGGATCTTTCACAGGTAATGTTTCTATATCAGATAATGCAATTGAGTTTGATAGCGATGCTGGAAATACCAATAAAATTTCTCTTCAAGGTCCAAGTAGCTTGTCAAACAGTTATACTCTCACTCTTCCTGTTAATGATGGAAATAATGGACAAGCTATAAAATCAAATGGGGCTGGAGTTCTAAGCTTTGGGAATGTAGTAAGTAGTAATAGTGAGATAATTTCTCTTTACGATCAGACAAGTCCTATACCAATTCAAAAATTCTTGGCTAGTAGTGAAGGTGTAACAGTTATGTCTACAGTTGCTTCTGTCGGTAAATTAATGTTTAGAGATAGGACAACAGCAAACTTTTTAAAATTTAAGCCAGTTGATACGTTATCTGCTGGTGTTGAATTTACTTTGCCTGCTGCTGATGGGTCAGCCAATACTGTTTTAAAAACAGATGGTAGTGGTGTTATGTCTTTTGGCACTATAGTAAATGCTTCTGTTGATGCTAGTGCAGCGATATCAGGTTCAAAGATAGATCCTGACTTTGGATCGCAAAATATAATCACAACTGGAACTCTTGCTGTTGGTAATCAAACAATTACGTCAACTGCACCGAGTATTACTTTTACTGATTCAAACAATAATCCTGATTATCAAATAAAAGTTGACCTTGGAGCGTTTGCAATAAGAGATAACACCAATGATGCAAATAGAATTGCAATTAATTCTGATGGTCACGTTGATATAGATGGCAACTTAGACCTAGGTGCTGGTCTTGATGTAACAGGAAACATCACAGTTACAGGGACAGTTGATGGCAGAGATTTGGCAACTGATGGGTCAAAACTCGATGGTATTGAATCAGGAGCAACCGCAGACCAAACTGCTTCAGAAATACTTACATTATTAAAAACTGTAGATGGTTCTGGAAGTGGGCTAGATGCTGACACCTTAGATGGAGTGCAGGCATCTGCTCTAGTTGCTGTTGGTGGAGACACCATGACAGGTAATTTAAGAGTTGATATAAATTCTAATGTTGACGGAATATTAGGACAAGCTTATACAAATTACTTTGGTTTGAAACACGCAGATCAAACTTTAAATTCTGAGTATATGATTATTTCTCAAGATAATCATACATATATTTCAGCTTCAAGTGGCAGCAGTGTTTTCATAAGAAACGGAGGCAATGATGGTACTAATCAGTTAATTATTGGTTCTGGTAATGATGCTTTAACTTGGAGAGGAAACAAAGTTTTTCATGCTGGCAATGATGGGGCTGGAAGTGGGCTAGACGCTGACACTTTAGATGGTATTGATTCTGGCAGCTTTGTAAGGTCAGATCAGCAAGATTCTATATCTGGACAATTAAATATAAACGGAGGTACGGGAAATGGATCTAATGATGCTACTTTACATGTCACAGCAACTAATAATAATGATTGGGGAGTAATAATAGATAAATATAATGGTTCTGCTAGTGAATATGGATTAATGGTTGATGTTGGTTCTGGTGCTAGTTATGCTATCCGAGTTAGAGGAGATAACTCTGAAGTATTCCGTGTTGATGGTGGTGGGGATGTTACTTGTAAAGATATAACTGCTTCTGGCACAATAAGTGGAAATGGATCAGGTCTAACCAGTGTTGATGCAAATACCCTAGATGGCATTGATTCAAGTTTATTTTTACGATCCAATACGGCAGATACAGCAGCAGGTGATATTACATTTACTGGAGGTGCTGGTGCTGCAACTATCGCAGCTAATAGCGACATATCATTTTCAAACGGAGATTGGACAGGAAACCATACAAAAATTCAACATCATGGTAACTATTTATATATGATAGGTGGTTCATCTGGTTTTGTATTCAGAGAAGGTAATGTTAATAGATGGATTGTTGATGGTGATGGTCATTTTATACCTGCTACGGACAGTACTTACAATATTGGTTCAAATAGTACAAGAGTAGCTAATGGCTATTTTGACACTTTATATGGTGATGGATCTAACCTTACAGGTATAACCAGTGGATTATCTACATCAGGTGGCACATTAACTGGAACTCTTAACGCAAGAAGCATAATTCCTACCGCAAATAACACTTACGATTTAGGTTCATCTTCTAAACGTTGGGCAAACTTATACATCAATGATATGCACTTTGCTAACTCACCCGAAAACCCAAACCAGGTTGATGGAACGTGGGGCGATTGGACTTTACAGGAAGCAGAAGATACAGTCTATATGCTGAACAATCGTAACGGCAAAAAATTCAAAATGGTTATGCAAGAAATTATTGAATAGTCCAGATAGTAAATTAATAGATTTAATTCATGTTGAAAAAGGTTTAATACCTCCAAACATCTGTAATGTTGTTATAAAAGATGTAGAGCAAAGAAAATGGGATAAGCACCACTGGTACACAAATAGTAATGGACAATATTCAACAGAAGAGACTAAAGAGCTTGATGTACAGTTCGATCCAGATTCAGAGTTGCAGATATTTTTGTGTCCTATTTTAAATCGTGCTGCTGAAATTTATCATCAAAAACATTCATTTAAAAAATCAAAAAGAACAGCAGACATAATGTCTAGATGTTCACCTATACGTTTTAATCGTTATAGTGATGGTCAAATAATGAGACAGCATCACGATCATATCCATTCTATTTTTGATGGTGTACAAAAAGGAATACCAGTTTTAAGTTTTATCTTTAATTTTAATGATGATTATGAAGGTGCTGATTTGTATTTTTGGGAAGATACTGTAATACCTCTTGGTAAAGGAGATGTAGTAGTTTTTCCATCCTTATTCTTGTTTCCGCATGGTGTTACGGAAATCAAAAAAGGAGTGAGGTATTCTGGAGTTTCCTGGTCTTGGTAATTTTATGAACTATTGCTAATATAAAAAGAAAAAACTATGTCAGCTATTACTGAAAAGCAAATTCTTGAATGGAAAGAAGAATTAGATAAGCAAGTTAAAACTAGAGATCATGCAAAAAAAGTTTTTGATGAATGTGTGAGTAATATTAACGCTTTACGGGGCGGTATTCAGTTTGGGGAGTTGTTGTTGAAAAAGAACGAGTCATCAGACCAGCCAACAGATATAGCGGAGCTAAACCAACAATCAGAAAAAGCACCATCAAAGAAATAGGTGCTAAAGCTTTTAATAACGCTTCTTTAATCATGTTTCAAAAAATAGCTAATGTTTTGAGTATCATCTCTTTCATTATGGTAGCTTCCATGAGTGGTGGAACGTATTTTGCATACAAATATGTAACATCAGAACAGTTTAAATCAAGAGTAATGAATGAGATTCTTGATAATGTATCTGGAATGATGCCTAAAGTATTAGATCAAGGGCTACCAAAAGCAACAGGTCCATCTATGCCAATCATTAAATGAATTGCTGGCACTGTAATACTGAACTTATTTGGGGTGCTGATGCTGACATAGAAGAAGACTTTCAGCCTGTTTTGTATCAAGAATATTCAATGGTATCCAACTTTAGTTGTCCAAAGTGTGATTCATATGTAGAAGTTTACAAAAGAAGAGATGCCTACGATTGAAATACCTGACATAAGTATTCCTGAGATATACATTCCAGACGTTCCAGAGATTTATAAGCCACATTATTTAACTATTACAAAGCCACCAGATATTGATGTTCCTGGTTGTACATATCAACATCGTGATATAAAAAATACTGGTAATCGTAATTTATTGTTGGAAGATCCAAATGGTGTATTTACAACGTGCGACTTTCCGTTTCCTGGTTTTGTACCTCTTGACTATACACCTGAGAATCTTGTCATTACAGAAGAAGCACCTATCAATAATGAACCACCGCCCTTACCAGAAGCAGGGCAGCCAAAAATTCCTCCATTACCTGATCCTCCCCCACCAGATTTTCCTCCCTGCCCTGGAAAAAATGACCAAAGAGTAGGAGACTTTCGTAACGAAAAAAAACTGGAACGTGTCATCGGGCATGAAAGAGGGCAAGATGGGTCTGAATGTATAACTCTCTATGAAGCAGTTGAGTGGAAAGATCAGTACATACCTTCTGCCCCTCAGTTTGTTGGGGTATTTAG